GTCGACGTCGTTCTCTCCGGTGTAGCCCCGGAACTTCACCTCGGTGGCTACCTGATAGATCGTCCCGGAGCGGTCGACATCGTGCAGCAGCAAAGCATCGAACTGATGGATCAGACCGCTCTCATCGGCCCAACACAGCGTGTCAGTGCCAGCAACCACAACCCGGCACCAATACCTCGGTACCAGCAGGGTGCTCTCCCAATAGCCTTCCCAGGCTTTGTTCAGGAAGTTGTACACCAGCGTGCGGGTGTTCGTACCGTCGCCACCCTCGACGGGCACGCTGAGGATGTAGCGGTTGCTGAAGTAGGTGGCCGCAGCCTTTCCCCAGTTGGCCTGATCAATCTCGTTGACGATGTTCTGGATCTGGTCGGACAACGGTATGACCACCGACTGGCTGATGCCGAACTCGGTCTGCTTCAGACTGATCACGCCGCGCTGCGACAGGAAGATCACGTCGGAGCCGGTGCCGGCGATGGACGCCTGAGACACGCAGCCAAACTCCCGGGTGATCTCGGTCAGTCGGGTGGTCGACAGGTCGCCGTAGAGGTTCTCGACGGCCAGCACCGAACGCTCCTTGAACACCAGAAGCGTCGTGCTGTTGAACGGATAGAGAGCGACCACCTTGTCGTTGGAGCCGGTGTTGAGCTTGAACTCGTTCAGCACCGGGCTGTAGTGCAGCGGGTCGAGCACGTCGGAGACAGCCAGGTAGTCGTTGCCATACAGCAGCAGCAGGCGGTTTTGGAAGTAGAGACCCTCCCTAGCCGGAGGCACCGAAGCGCCCGAGGCATTCGAACGCTTGATCGTACCGGAGACAGCGGTGCTTGAGATGTCGACCAAGGTCGAAGGCATCGAGACCTCGGCGGTTGGTGTCGTCGAGAAGGTGCCACCGTTGTTGATGGTCACCGCACTCACCTTGCCGTCGGTGATCGTCGCAGTGAGGCTCGCAGCTACACTTGCAGTGCCTGTGATCGTGATCGTCGGGGCAGTAAGATACCCGGCACCCTGATCAAGGATCGTCACCGCACTGATCGTGATGTTCGGCGTGGTGCCGGTGGTCGTGAGCTGGATGATCGCTCGGGCAGCGTCATTCAGCGAGTCGGTCTCCTCGGTGGTTCCAGAGAACAGCTTCAGCGTGTTCGGATCCACCGGGTAGGTGTAGTAGATCTTGTTGGAGATCCCGGCCCCACCACCGCTGGTGTTGGACAGCGTGACCTGGTCGCCGGGAACGAAGTTGTGGTTGTAGACCGTGATCGTGTCCGCGGTGTTGTCGGACCCGACAATCGACAGCACCGATGGGATCCGGTTGAACCCGGCGTCCAACGCGGACGAGTAGGTCGAGTTGCCCTGCATCATTATGGGCATCCCGTCGTTCAGATTGTTGGCGATGTCCTGGGCGATATCGTACCCGGTGGTATTGCTTGCCAGCTCGATGTAGTACCGGCTGTTGGGATCCGGGTTGAGCGGCAGCGGGTTGGTCGCAGCCCGAGCATCGGCCAGAGTCAGGTGCAACGACACCTCGCTATTGACCACGTTGACGTAGAGCTGGAAGCCCTGACCCGATCCAGGGGTGCCTGTCCACAACGGTGTTGCCGTACCGATCTGCGTCACCGTCACGATGTCGCCGGTCGACAGGTCCGGTGTCACGTTCAGGTTGATCTTGAAGCTGTCCTCGGTGCTCAGGACGTTGGAGTTCTCGGTCAGGATCTCGCCATTGTCTTCCAGCAGGATAGAGTCGGCTACCGCGGAGCCACCGTTGAAGTAATACCGGGCATTCCCCGGGCGCAGCATGACCACGCCGTTGGTGGCCTGAATCAGCCGTACCGGGGCGTAGATGTCGTGCCCATTCATCGGCACCTCGGACGGTGACTGGTTGGGGCGAACCAGCCACACCTTGCCCTGGCCGCCGTCGGACGTGCGCTCGTCGTTCGTAGCCACCAGCAGAGCGTTCGCCCCTGTGTCCGGGTCGCGGTAAGGCAGTACACCCAGGATCTCGTCGAACGGTGTGGTCGTGTAATAGAACCGCACCGTCTTGTTGGCCGGTGTCGGGGTGAATGAGAACGCCTGCGTCGAGAAGGTGGCGTTGGTGTTATCGTCGAGCGTGCAGACTGTGCCCGGCTGGAACACCAGCGTCCCGGCGACAGGGTCGCAGACAATCTGCGAGTTCTGCGGGATCTGAGAACCGGACACCACCGTCGAGGTCGAGGAACCGCTAGCCAAGTTGATCACCCGATCCCTGGACGTCCACTTACCTCCCCACTTCGGCTGCAAGATCCCCCAACGGTTCTTGATGACGTTGTCCTCAAACCGGCGGTTGACCGCCTCGGAGACGTAGGACTGAGGCAGCAGTGCTGGCTCAATCCTCGAAAACACACCGAGGAAACCGTCATCAACCTCAAAGATCTGGGGAAAGTCAGGCATGGTCAGCGTCCGGGCACGATGATCTGCCGCACATATTTCTCCTGGGTCGCAACCTTGTCGATCTCCTTGGTCAGTTCTACCTCTCCCAGCTCCAGAAACTGGTTGCCCAGGTCGATCTTTCCATCGACTCGTAGCATCTGACCCGCAGCCTTCAGGGCGCAGATCTCACAGAAACGATACGGGAAAGCATAGGCGCTCGCCTCGGCAGCATTGGAAAGAAGAGGCGGCACCTTCCGAAACTCCAGCCACACATAGGGCAGGTCTTCAGCCACAAGGATCCCATCATCGGTGAATGTGTAGGTGACCTCCTGCTGGCGCCAGGTAACCCGCGGATCGGCAGGCCACACCGAGAACGTCTCTCCGATAGTCACCGCACGAGTAGTCCCATCCGGGTTGGTCGTTTGCGACACGTTCCGCAGGAACTTGTTCAGAATGCCCCAGTAGGCCGTGTTCGTAGGTACCGTGCCAACAGGGGCGATGGCATAGAGCTGATAGTACTCCTGCGTCACCGGATACAGCACGATCTGCCCGATGGTGTAGGCGGTGGTGCTGTCCCAGTCGCCATCGCTGTTGCCGTAGCTCGGTTGAGCCTCGGCCCAATAGATGGCATTCAGAGTGCCGTTGGGACCGCTCGTGGTAGGAGATTGCCCGGAACCCGGGGTGATGTTCACCCACTGATAGTACTTCTCCTCGACCGGGAAGTAGACCACGTCCCCGGCGTTGTAGGTGTCCTGGTAGGAATAGGTGGGCGCAAATAACTCCTGCTGATACACCGTCTGCTCGGGCCAGTCGAAGCACTCCCAGGCGCTCCGTAATGACATCGAGATAAATGTTCGGAAGAAGTTGGACTCCTCGGTCGTCAGCGTACTAAAAACGCGCCCAGTGAGTTCACAGGCGCGTTGCAGCACATAGTCGTAGGTGACGGTTCTCATTGGCTACCAGGATTTGCACGCCCAATACTTCGCCTTCAGCTTACTACCAGGCTCGTCGCAGTTGAACCTGTCCCGAAAAGCCTTTCGACGCTCCGGGATGTGCTTCTTGATCGTCATGTCCGGGTCACCGAAGCGTACCAAGCGCACCTGGCCGTTCTCCTTCGCAAGCACAGCAGACTTCTTCGACTCGCCGGGAGTCGCCTTCGGCTTGTTGTAGCCGCTGAACTTGTTGCCCTTGTAGTTGATCATTCTTTTGGCAGGACGTACCAGCCTTCGCTGATCGTCACCTTGTTTCGAGATTTGACCACCTTACCTTCGGCATCCTTGGCCCACACCTTGGCCTTCACCGACTCAGCCAGCCTTACCGGCTGACCCGGCGGCACCATTACCACCCTGGTCGGTGTGCAGCCCAGCAGCAGCCAGGCTGGCATTGAGGCGAGCCACCAGAGCGTTGTCCTTCTGGCCGTCTTCAAGCGTTTGGTCCTTCTGGTCGAGGATCTTGTCCAGGGCAGCTCTTGCCATACCCTGGGCGATGCTGGTGGTGATTGGGTCCATGCTTCAGGAGTTTTGCGTGGAAGATGACCGCCCAGGAGAAGATCCCGGCCAGGCCACAGTTGAGGATGACCTCGGATTCCTGCGGTGTCGATAGGGTCAGGCAGCTCAGCAAAGATCCGGCCGCGGTGGCGGTCAGGGAGAGGCGAAGAATCAGACTTCCGGTCATCGGCCATTGCCTGACCACGCCGCCGTCGCGGTAGAGCATCACCATGAATGCGGAGACGCCGCAGGCCATGATGCCATTGGCGACCGCATTCACGATGGTGATGGCATTCACTTCTTGGGGAAGAAACGGGCCAGGATGTATTCGACGCCATGCAGGCCCAGGAAGCCCATGATAAACGCCGCGGCGTACTGACTATTGCTGTTGCCGATGTTGATGGCGTTGACCACCACCGGGGTAAGGTAGTTCGCCGAGAGCGTGCCGGCCAGGAGGCTGGTGACCGTGGTGAACCAGTCCTTGTGGCCGTCCTTCTTGACCGTCATCAGGCTCCCGGCGAAACCCGCCACGAGCAGCCCGATGTTGATGCCCAGCTCGCGGAGGGTCTCCTTCATTTCTTGTCGTCGCTGTTGGTGTTGGAAGCGTCCTGAGCCTTGAGCGCGGTGAACATGGCACCAGCACCCGCAACGGTAGCAGTGATGGCACCGGAGATATCCCCAGCGATCACTTGCTTAATTGCAACGCTAAGAGCAGCCAGCAGCACGGCCACTCCACCAGCGGTTGTTTTCCAGTTTTTCATTCTTTGGGCGTGTTAGCGGCAGCGACGATCTTGTCCACGATGGGGATTGCAACCTTGGCGTTCTGGATACCACCGGCTTTG